CTGATGTATGAAGGCAAAGCACCACAGTTTGCCGACACAAAAGCAGCTCGCATGCCAGCGTTCTTTGAACATGCAAACACCAACCTCCCTCAATACGCTTAGTTTCCATTCTGAGAAACTGACCAAACTTGTTGAGGATTTGGAATCCAAGTTCGCTTGGTATCCTGTCCACCCCAAGGAGGACATAGCCTCCATCATGTATCGCTCCGGACAATGGGAAGTGGTACAATACATTAAATCTATATTGGAAGAATAACATGTGTGCACCTTCACCACCACCAACACCACAACCAGTAGCACCTCCTATACAACCAAGGCAGCCTGATATACTACGTAAGTCAGCACTACCAGACAAGAAGGAGTTGCTAGATCCAGAAGATATTGCGGAAGTAGAATACGGCAAAGGAACTGGAACACAAAAGAAAGAGACACGACAAGCCGCTCAAAGAACAGGTACTGATGCGTTGAAGATCAACCTAAACACAGGCGGAGGCACAGGAACTGGAGCAAATATTAATACAGGTACTCCATAATGTACAAGGCAAGAGAAAGATACTCTATGTTGTCGTCAGGTAGAACTCAGTTTCTAGACACAGCAGTTGAGTGTTCTGAACTCACCTTACCATACTTAGTCAGACAAGATGATGATGCCACAGGCAAGCGAACTCTACTCCAGCCCTATCAAAGCGTCGGAGCCAAGGCAGTAGTTACGTTGGCAGCAAAGCTTATGTTAGCTATGCTACCTCCACAGACTGCCTTCTTCAAGCTACAGGTAAGAGATGACAAGCTGGGACAGACACTAGATCCTATGATGCGTAGCGAGTTAGACCTATCATTCTCAAAAATAGAGAGACTGATTATGGACTATATAGCTGCATCAAGTGACCGTGTTGTCGTACACCAAGCTTTGAAGCATCTTATTGTTTCTGGCAATGCCCTTATATTTATGGGCAAGACTGGATTGAAACACTATCCATTAAACAGATACGTCATAGAAAGAGATGGTAATGGTAACGTAATAGAAATTATTACGAAAGAAATGATTAGTAGAAAGGTACTAGGTATTGCACCGCCTAGCCCTCAAGAGGCACAAGTAAATAGTGACTCAGAATATGGTGTAGGAGAAGACGACGCTGAGGTATACACCTGTGTTAAGATGGATGAGAGCAGCGGTAACTGGAGATGGCATCAAGAAGTGGACGATATGATCCTCGATGGTAGCCAGAGCACAGCACCGAAGAACGCCTCACCATGGTTAGTGCTTCGATTCAATACAGTAGACGGAGAAGATTACGGACGTGGTAGAGTAGAAGAGTTCATTGGGGATCTAAGGAGTCTCGATGGGTTATCTCAAGCTCTCGTAGAAGGAGCAAGTGTTGCAAGTAAAGTTGTATTTCTTGTATCACCATCTGCTACAACCAAGCCCGGAACACTTGCCAAAGCTGGTAACGGAGCTATCATACAGGGTAGACCAGAAGATGTCGGAGTCGTGCAAGTCGGTAAGACAGCAGACTTCAGTACAGCTGCAAACTTAGCAGCAACTATTGAGAAAAGAATACTCGAAGCTTTCTTAGTTATGAACGTAAGAAATGCAGAACGAGTTACAGCTGAAGAGGTACGCCTTACACAGCTAGAGCTAGAGCAATCCCTCGGTGGACTGTTCAGCTTGTTAACGGTAGAGTTCTTAGTACCCTACCTCAACAGAACTCTGTTAATACTACAGAGATCAAATCAGATACCAAGACTACCAAAAGATGTCGTCAGACCTAAGATTGTAGCTGGTATCAACAGTCTAGGTAGAGGACAAGACAATGAATCCTTGACTAGATTTATACAAACAGTTGGACAAGTACTAGGCCCAGAAGCTTTGATGAAATATGTAGACCCATCTGAAGCGATCAAACGTCTTGCAGCAGCTCAAGGTATTGACGTACTTAATCTTGTACGCACAGCAGAACAGCTAGAGCAGATGAAGCAGCAACAAGTTGCAGATCAAACCAATAAGTCACTTGTAGATCAAGCTGGACAACTAGCCGGTACACCAGTTATGGATCCTGATAAAAATCCACAGCTGGCTGAACAGGCTGGTGCTGTACTAGAACAGTTCCAACAGCAAGCACAACCACCACAATAATATGGCAGAAACACTATCATATCAAGAACCACAGAACGTAACAACTATGGATAATCTGACAGCTGAGGAACAAGATTCCTTAGCAGTTGGAGAAAAGATTGCAGAGCAAGAACAGAATCTCTATGCTGGTAAGTATAAAGATGCTGCGGAGCTTGAGAAAGCTTACATGGAGTTACAGAAAAAGCTAGGAGAACCTAAAGAAGAGACTGAAACAGCCAGTGCAGAAGAGGAGCCAGCAGAAACACCTAAACTTTCTGAAGGTGCTACACTAATTAACTCTGCACAGGAAGAGTACTATAAAAATGGTAACAAGTTATCTGATGAAACTCTAGCTAAGTTCTCGAGTATGTCCAGCTCTGATCTTCTACAAGCATACATGGAGATCAATGCTGATAATGCACAGCCAGTAGAGCCAGTAGCAAGTGAGATTACACCAGATCAAATCTCTGATATTAAGAGTTCAGCTGGCGGCGAAAAGCAGTATGCAAATGTTATCAACTGGGCCAAGTCAAACCTAGATGGTAAATCAATCAACGCCTTTGACGAAGTTGTAAATACTGGTAGCGTTGAAGCTATCAAGCTAGCAGTCTCAGGACTCAAGGCACAGTACGATAATGCAAACGGAGTAGAAGGTAGAATGGTAACAGGTAAACCACCAACAAACAGCGGTGATGTCTTCCGCAGTCAGCAAGAGTTAGTCGCAGCGATGAGCGATCCTCGTTACGACAGAGACCCAGCTTACAGAAATGACATAATTGAAAAACTAGACAGATCTAATTTGGAGTTCTAACTATGCCCGGACATTACGGAAACGGAAAAAAGAAAACTGGTAAAAGATCCACACCAGCAAAAGACAGCGGTAAGAGAATGACACCAGCTATGAAAGCTGCTCTCAAAAAGAGACTTGGTAAAAAGTAATGAAAAAGAAAGGAAAGAAGAAACCTACTTCTGACCCACGTTCTCCGCTTGATGAGTTCAAGCCAGAGAAAAAGGAGTACATTAGACAGCTCCCTATACCGGGGCTGATCTATCCTTTAGCTAAGAATAACAAGAAGAGAAGAGATGTCTTCAAAGAAAACAACAACTACCCAGTATAAAATTATGACACATCACAACCACGAAAATCAGAAATGGCATCCAGCAGAGGAGCTTAACGGAAGACTAGCTATGATAGGTATAGTCGCAGCTCTACTCAACTACGCTTGGACAGGGCAAATCATACCCGGTATTTGGTAATGCCTAAGCCAGCTGGTAAGAAGAAGTACTCTGCCAAGCAAATGAAGATTGCCAGAGTAGCACCACCCCGAGATAAAATCACAGGAGCTGACTTCGCAAAACTTAGAAATGGCAAAAAGAAAACGAAAGGGAGTAAGCCTGTCTCTCGGAAGAGGTGAGAAGAGTCGCAAAGGCGGCCTGACAGCGAAGGGAAGAGCCAAGTACAATCGTGCCACTGGCTCTAATCTCAAAGCTCCACAGCCCGGAGGAGGGGCTAGAAAGAGGTCATTTTGTGCTCGCATGTCTGGCATGAAAGGCCCACTCAAAAAACCAAACGGCAAGCCTACACGAAAGGCACTTGCCCTACGCAGATGGAAATGCTAATATGGGAAAGAATGATCCATACGGTAAAGATTTACCAGAAGCTGGTAGGAGAACCACTGAAGGTCAGATTCAGTTAAAAGAAAGAATCAAACGAGGCAACATGCACACCTACTATGGTTTTCCTGATACAGATGAGGGTAAAGCTGAATACCAAAAAGTCAAAAAAGAATATGGTTTACACTAATGGCTTACAACATAGATGAAAACGGTAAGATTACCAAGAAGAAAAGTGGCCAGATAGCTGAAAGTTTCATGGGAGTATCTGGCGAGACTGGCCCGATGACTAAAAAGGAGTTTAAAAAATTTAAACAATTCATTTTAGATACTACGCCACCCGGCCCTATGCAAGATTACCGTATCAAAACATTAAAGAAACAACGTAAATTTGGAGTATAATGGCACACAAGAAAGGATCTAAATGTGGCTGCAAGCATGGAGGTAAGAAACGCTGATGGGTAAGTTATGTCCACGTGGTAAAGCAGCTGCCAAAAGAAAGTTCAAGGTCTACCCTTCTGCATACGCAAACGCATACGCTGTTAAGGTATGTAAGGGTCAGGTCAAATCAGGTGGTGTAAAAAGAACAGCACCCGGCTACACTAAAAAGAAAAGAAGATGAGCTTACGTAGATGGTTCCAAGAGAAATGGGTTGACACCAAAACTGGTAAGCCCTGTGGCAGACAGAAAGGTGAGAAGCGTAAAGGCTACCCAGCTTGCAGACCATCTAGACGTGTGTCATCTAAGACACCTAAGACTACAGGTGAGATGTCTAAGGGCGAGAAAGCTCGCTTCAATCGGACTAAAACAAGTAGCAAACGAATAGGCTATAATCATAGCAGACGGAAGAAAACCGTCCGTTCATCCCGAAAGAAAAAGTAGGGACGCATGACACCCAAGCATGGAACGGGGCTTGGTATATGGAGAGTACAATGACTGTAACCTACGTATATCGTGGCATTAAGTACACAAGAGTAATCGGTTAAGGCCGTACAGGGAGGTTCAAGTCCTCCCATCTCTATTGGAGAGAGCCCTCTAAGGAGGATACCTTGATCCGTCTAGACGGTGGGATAGACCACAAAATATGGCCAAAAAATTTTCAGATCTGAAGAACGTACAAACTATACATTCTTAATTAGAAATGGCATACCCCGGAAGTTTCGACCATCAGTCGAACGTAAACCCAACGCAGCTTACAAGACAAGGTGCGTTAAATGGCGGTGCAGATCCTAGAGCCCTTTACCTTAAATTATTCTCAGGTGAGATGTTTAAAGGCTTCCAGAGAAACACAATCGCTAGAGACTTAGTGCAGAAGAGAACACTTACATCAGGTAAGTC